CTCCACGTTTTTTCTTCATATCTGCGAACGACATATGTTTCCTTTCGTATATTTCGTATTGCGTTGTATTAATTGTATTGCGATGTATTTCACTTAATCATCATATAACTATATTATAACATATTTATTTCATTTGTCAAGTACCCCCTTTCATATTGGAAGTTTTGCGGAAGAAGTTATCAAGTGTAAATCCTCGGCCTCTTGTTGAATATTTTGTAATAGTTTACCGCCGATCATTTTACCCGCAGATTCGGGCTCTAATTTATTTTCGTCACAATAATGCAAAACTGCATCAATATAAGTCATCTTTGTACTTTGTACTAACTTTTCAATATTTTCAGAAAACAATATAGAATTGTTTAATCGTGTACCCATTATATAATTTTACTTATTGTTCAATTCTTGTGATTCTTTGTGTTCCGGATCATCCTTATCTTTAAACCAATAGTCCGTGCTTTTCGCTAACACTGCTACATATGCACCAACCAATATATTAATTAGGTCTTTAGATTCTGCTTTTAACTCTGTAAAGAATAATAACCAAATTAAAAATATAAATGTTCCGACAATACCCCAAGATAAACTAAATCTTGCCCATTGTGCTCGTCTTTTTCTTGTTTCTATAGCTGTTGCTTGTGTATCAATTGCATTTGTTGCCATTTTAATATCTCCTGTCTTCCCATTGGAAAACCCAATCATTGTTTACATGTGTAACTTTCACTCTACCCATATCCATAGTTTCAGGATAAAAATAAACATAATCTGCACCACCTAAGTTTGTATCACGGCCCGCATAATTTGGATTAATAGGGTGGGGTTCACCTCTATCAATTCCAGCTTGCCGTTCTATTAAATCGCTCTCTTTTAAAAAAGTTTCATATTTAATTCGTTCAAATCCAACTTGAACAAATCGAGCAGCTTTATTTTTATAACCACCTCGGTAATCTGTCATATTTCCTTTTAAAACTAATGTAAGGGTTGCTTTGTTTAAGCGCAACCCTTAAAGCTCATTTAACTTACTTCTTTTCTACGAATTCATACAACTCGGATGCCTTCTTCTTGATATCCTCAATGGAATAAGAATCTGGCTGAAGTTCACTCCATAACTTCATGTTTGCTTCACCTTGTTCTTGTGCGAGTGACCATGCACTTGTCACATAATCTTGGTTGCGTTGAGCTTGGTCTTGGAGATAACCCTGTGCCATCTCTAATAGTTTGAATCGTAGTTCGAATGGATTAGACATAATTGTCCTTTCTCTGTGTGTGTTTGTGTGTCTGATTGTTTCTGTTTCAAGGCACAATCATAAGCCCATCAACATTAAGCGGCCAAAGCCACCTGTGCTGGATAATAATCGTTGTTATTTGCGATTACATTTAAGTAGACCTTTACGGTGGTACTTCAACCGGATACCTCTTTATCTGCCTTCACAATCAATCGAAATCTATTTCAGCCCCATCAACGAAAGTCATATCCAAAATATAAAATGCCATAAGCAATAATTAATCCAACTAGTGTGATTATTGCAAGATATATTGCTATTTTTTCCATAACTTCCTTTGGTGGAGCTGATGGGAATCGCACCCATGTCTTAACTGTTATCCAGATACTTCAACAGTATCATTAGTATTTAGTTCATATAATTTTTTAGCTTCCCAAACTTTATGAACCCAATCATCGCGTTTTTCTACAAATAATTGTGGTTGTTCATTATCAACAGCAATGATTATTACCACTTGTGAAACTGGAATCTTTGTTAGTTCCTCATACGCTACTCCATAGAATGCTCCTTGAGCAAAATAACTTTCACACCATTCTTTTTTCTTTATTCTATTACTAGTCTTGTAATCTATTACCGATAAAACACCATCGAACTCAGCGATTAAATCTGTCCTACCAGCAACACCGAAATGATCTGAATATAAAGCTAACTCAACTCCGTGAATGTTGTCGATTCTTTCAAGGATCGGTTCAATGGTGTGGAATAGTTCTGCAATGTACGGTAACTCCCCCTGTAGAAATCCTTCTTCGTTTTTGATATAGGATTCACAGAGATGATGTAACAGGGTTCCTCTACGCGAGGCTTTTCCAGAGATTTTGTTGGCTTCGGTTTCTCCAACCCTTGCTCTCCACTCCTGAATTGACTTTTTAGAGAACTCACTGAGTATACTTGTGATGCTTGGATAAAATTCACCGGTTGGAGTTTCATAAAACCTTTTTCCGTTTCTATTTTGATGTTGTAAACCAAAAGATAATTCCGGTCTTTCAGCAAGATGTATAAACTTTTTCATATTGTACTACCGGGATGTTTTTTCTTAATCTCTTTCAATCTGTCATTAAGTTGGTTAACTTCTTTGGGTTTATGAGAATGTCTAGTTTTAATATTATCATAAGCAAACAGTGGAACACCAATCACCTGCTTCACTTTTCCACCACAATGTATACATGGTTCTTCTACAGGAACCCCTCTATCTACTACCATTAAAGTTTCTTCGAAAGTGTTTTCACACTCTTCACATTTATAATCATACGTTGGCATATTCTACAATCCAGTTTGGAGGTTGTCTCATGTTTTCTACTATACCACCCCATTTAGCATTTTTATCTTTAGTCCATTTTATATAATAATTTCTATAACCTTCAACAACATTCTGAAACTCATCTTCTAATCCTTCTACTTGAAACCCAGAAGCAACAGTTAATGGTGGACAGGTAAGGTCACCTTCCTTAATGTTATCCGGCTTATGACTTAGTTTATTATATAACTTACCCCATGTATCGTGCATATCATCATATCTAAACCAAAATTCTTTCTGTAGCCAGAACCATAAATCGTGGGTCCATTGATAGTTTGATCTATTTTCACTAACCCATTTAACAACATCAGAATTCGTTAAAGGTAAAACAAAGTCTTCAGCTGCTTCTACAATTTTACTATCTCTATTATGAATATAATGGGCAGTAGCTAAATATTGGGTATATTTAGGAATCATTTCTATCACATGTTCATCACAATGAGCATACGAACAATTTCTTGTATCTATATCTAAAAAATATAATTCTGTCATAAGCAAGGTGAGGGCCGTCCGCGTGATAGTGACGACCCTTTTCAAAATTCATAAACTAAAAAATATATGTTGATCTATAGAAGCTGTTCTTCTATCTGCCCTAGCCCATCTAGGGTCTGCAATATATTTTGCGTGATAATGTGTAGCACCATCAGTAATGTCAATATATTTATCCTTGTATTTAAAAATATGTTCAGCTAATTCTTGTGATTTAGTCCATAGCCGACCTTCTCTTGGTTCATCCACTTTACCATCACAGTACCAGCTAAACTGGCATTGATTTCTTTTTGGAAAACCATTTGAATATCTTTTAGCTTCCTCTATTACTTCACAAACAGTATTAGGAAAATATTCAGATTTTACTCTGTTGAACACTACCTGTGCAACAGCAAGTTTACCAGCTGTACTTTCAGAAGCGGCCTCAAAAAATATATTTTTCGCCATACACATAATTTGCTTTTTATTATCTTCAATTTCTAATTCATTAATCACTTCATCAATTTTCCATTCTATAGGATTTATGTCAATTTTATTATCAAAATAATATAAGGTAGAAGCTTCAGCCTTATAATTTAAAGGTTTTAAATTTTGTTTATTATTATTTACTATTGTGCTTTTAATATTTCCTAAATTTCCAAAAGTTAAGAACATCATAAAAAAAACAAAAAACAGTTTTTTCATATTCCTCTTGTATTCGGGTTTTCGTTCTATTATATTTCAAGGCCGGTGTTTTTTCGGGCTTTTAATATATGTGTCGGTATCTCCAAATGCATTAAGTCTTAAATATTCTTTCCAATCGAAATCGGATATCCATGTATCAGTTCCTAGCTGACCAGAAAAGTTCTGGGTTCCCATATTAAAATCAAATTTGGTTATAACACCAACAGGGTTTGCTAACCTGACAGTTATAGAACGCGGCTCACCACCTTCGGAGACAAATCTTCTAAGTTCCACTTCGCGTGTAACTTCTTCTCCGTCGCTGGATATTCGCCTAAATTTTACTATTCTCTCCTCGAGATTTTTAAAGTTTATCATTACGGTATTAAATCCGGAAAGGTTTCCTTTACTAATTTATAAGTTAATCCTCGATATTTCAACTTTTTGTCTTTGACTTGGAGAACCACTTGGGCCTCCTTTGGATGTAATTCTTCCAAAAGTTGTACAAATAATTGCTCTCTCCTTAAAGGTTTTAATCCATTATGTCCACCTTCAACAAAGAGGTAGAACTTTCTAATATTTGGATAAAGATAAGTGGGATTATACTCTTCTGGAGATCCTACCGTTTTAAACGGCGGGGCCCCCTCAGGGAGCAAGAATTTGATGTCGGGATGAAATGCATATTTTAACAATTCCTTTAATGGGTTGTTTTCATGTTCCAACAAAATCTTCTTACGTTCTGCAAAAGATTTTGCGGCAGCGATTTCTTCAAATATAAGTGGTATACTAAGAAGTGCCATAAATTAAAACTCCGATATATTTTCTGTTAAGTTCTTTAATCTATGTTCCACAAAATAAGTGAGTAATCTCCGTCTGTCTCCAACCTGTGTTTTATTAAATTGTTTGGTTATATTTATACAAATTGAATCGGGTATTTCACCCAAATCTACTAGTTGTTTATTTCTATTTAGATTACGTAACATCTCATTATCGCAGAACATCTCTGGATCAAGGTCGATCCATGCTTCGATTTTCTTTTTTGTTATAGGTCTTTGTCGTCTACCTTCATCTACAAAAACGTTATCATCAGACAAAATATTGGGAACACCATCACTAACATCACCTTTTATAAGTTTCTCATGTAAAGACCATTTAGGATCACCTTCTACAAATTTCTTCTGTATAGGTGAATATTGTCTAACATTAAATCCTTGTAACTGTATAAAGTCTTTATCACTTGATAATATTAAAGTTCTCTCATGTGCCGATCTTGTTAGAACAGCAATGATATCATCCGCCTCTGCTCCTTCAACCTGTAAGACCTTATACGGAAACCATTCCGTTAATTCAGACTTCAATAAATTAAGACTGTCATATAAATCCTGCCAATCAATGTCAGAACCTGTAGCTTTCGCTTTTCTTCTTGACGCCTTATAATTCGGGAAAATATCTTTCCGCCATGATTTAGGTGAATCACAACATAATATCAATTCACCATATTCTTTTGTAAATTTATTTCTATATACCCGCAAAGTATTCAATACTGAAGGTCTCAATGTATCCATACTAACATCACCATATTTCGATGATGTCATATATGAACCTATAAAGATTTGCGAAAAATCAACTAGTAGTGCCATCTTTTTTATTTTCATCAATTATTTGCTGTATTTCCATCGGATCTTTAATCGCATGTAGAAATTGCTGCCATTGTCCGGATCGTAATGCCCAGTTATAAAACATATCAAAATAACTTCTCTGTATCTTCAAAAGATTTTGTATATCTTCATCCCAAAAATGTTCTATAGCACGGCCCAAAATATGTCCGTGTACCTGTGCGTGTTTAGCCGGGTCTTGTTCGAAACCATACATCCAAGGAAAGTTTGCTCCCGTTTCTGGTAATGCTCCAAGATTAGGTACTACTGAAAGACAACCTGCACTACAAGATTCAATCAATGTAATACAACTTGTCTCTTCGTAAATACTAGGATAAGCCATAATATGTTGAGTTTCTAATGCTTTACGCATTTCATCATTTGAAACAGTACCATGATAATTAATACCCTCTGTTTCTCTAGCACGTTTATATATATGCCGGAATTGTTCATCCATATGGGGTCTATCATATAACATAAAACTGGAGTAAATATTTAACTCAGCATTTAATCCCTCTTTGAGAGTATTTCTCATAAAATCCCAAGCGTTTAATAATACTTCAAGGCCTCGGTGAGGTGTCGAAAAATAACACACATTAATTTTATCATCATCTTTCGGTTTTTCATGAGCTGGAATTGGAGTAATAGCATTCTGAATTACTATACCTTTATCATAAGGTAAACCAAGATATGCACTGAATTGATATTGTTGCCAATGACTAACAAATACTATTCTTTCAAATCTCTCTAAACTATCTTTATCCTTTAGATGTTGTACTTCTGGATCTGATGCTAAATCATGTATCCAAAGAATTCTTTTTTTATCTTCTAGTTCTCTAACTCTTGTGCTAATAATCTGAAAATTATCTAGTAATCCAGACTCACGCTTTTCAACTTCTTCATAAAGCCAGTTACGCATAAGTTCAGTACCACCCAGTGCTTTTTTAGATACGGATGATAATACTGGGGTTTTTGTATTCTCTTCAAAGTCTATTTTAAATTCTACTTCTTCATCTGGATTTTCAATTGTCAGATTATCGGAAGAGGGTTTATTTTGTGAGGCATCTTCTATGTTCACTGCTTTAACCATAAATTTTTTCCTATTATTATATAAAAACACCACAAGAATAATCTACAGCGAAATTTTCGATTACTCTTGCGGTGTCGTAAAAATGGTAATAGCAAAGTTTTATTTTATTACTACCACCAACATTTTTAATTACTATATTAATTATATTATACTACATTTTTTTGAAATGTCAAGTCACCTATACTAATGACCGTGAAAATTGTTTATCTGTTTTCGCCATAGGTGTTTTAGGTTTAGATACAATATATTCTTTATTTTGACCACTATCTAATTCTTGTGTCCAAACCATTTTAATATCTGGATAAAATACTCCTACTGTTCTCTTCGGTGTACCATCTGGATGATATGCCATAGCAACACATTTCGGAACAACTCTTTTCGTTTCATTTTGTCCACTAAACATACCAATCCAATCACCAGTTTTAATATAATGTTCAATGTACCGAATATAGGCTTTTTTATTATCAGCCTCAATACGTGCATGTTGTTTATCCTTTGGAGACATTTCATTATTTCGTGCCCGGGCATTAAGCATTGAAATAGTTTCCTTGTTATGTTTAATCCACTCTTTAACATTTTTTAAAGAATAGGGATCATCATCAGGAAGATATAAAACCGCCTTAGAAACATTTTTATATTCCGGTGGCTTCTTCTTCGCTCTCATTACGGCAAGCCGTGCCCGGAGCTTTTCTTTTTGTTCTGCAGAAATTTTTCGTTTCTTCTTTATTGGTTTGATTTTCTTTCGTACCATTTGTTTTCTCTATTATAAAGCGGAGTAAAAAAACCATCCTCAATCAAATTGACATCCAGATGGGAAAGCTTCTCCGCGCAGCTTTATAAATTAGAAATGTGAAAAAGCCATGTTTCTGTCCTTGTACTTCGACACCTAGAATCTTGAGTCTGCGAACTTCTCACGAATCGTCATCACCACTCTAGTATGTGCGATTGAATATCATCTCTGAAATGACAGGGACTTAATCGCAACATTCACACATAACACACCTACTTCAGAGTCTCCCAATGAGGGGAAGTTATCCCTAGTGTCCGATCACTAATCATCCACTATCTCCGAACCATACCACCACTCACTCAGTAATGCTTAGGCTTATTCACATTTTATAAAAGGTTTATAATATATGTATTCCACTTTTCAAAAAAAGAAATGTAAGAATACACCATAATTAATAAAACCCATAATCGTATATCTGTTAATCTTAATACCATATTATCCAATTCCTGTCCAACGAACTTCATTAACTCCACGTCCGTCAAGAACATTTCCTCTGGCAAAGTTCCTTGCTGGTGCGTTCCATCCGGCGGCTTTCAACATATCACCTTCACAGAATTTCTTGTCTCCATCTTTACAGATAAAACCTTTAACTGACCTTGAAGTTCCACTACCACTCGTACCAGTAATTTTCCAGTAACGACT